AGCGAAGGTTAACAGATACGAAGCGGATGGAGTAGATCAGATTTTTCATGTTGTTTGATTTTTTAATGATTGATTAAATACATCACAAATATACGATATCTTTTAACATTATGCGAAATAAGTATACGTATTTTTGAAAAAATAAATACCTATTGTGAATAAGTAAATTTCCTTATGTCTAAAAAATTTAGTATATTAGTACCAATTTAGGGGTAATTACTAAGGGGCTTCGGCCCCGCTCTTTATGAAAAGAAACCTTCCTTGTAATAGTCCGGTAAAGTCCTGGAGACCTGGCAAGAAACTAGCCGTAAAAGCCTGTAAAGGCGGAAAAGAAAAAATCCTACATTTTGGGGATAGTTCAATGAAAGATTTTCGGCAGCATAAAAGCAAAACAAGACGGGCCAGTTATTGTAAACGCTCAGGGGGTATAAAGGGAGCAACTAATATTTTTAGCCCTAACTACTGGAGCCGTAAGGTCCTCTGGTCATGTGGTAAAATGGGTCTATAATGCCATACAAATCAAGAGCACAGGCCGCTTACTTTAATATTCATAAAAAAGAGCTACAAAGGCAAGGCGTTAACGTAGAAAAATGGAATAAAGAAAGCAAAGGTAAAAAGCTCCCCAAACGGGTAAAAAAGAGAAAGTAAAAAACAATATCCAAAATACTAGAAATAGTTAAGGATTTTAGATAAACAAGCACACAAACGACGAAAAAACGACAATGGCCTTTCCTCACGATGGAGTAAAGTTTAAGCCTGGCAATTGTGCCAATCCCAACGGGAGACCGAAAAAGCTCCCTGAGTTAGATAAGATATTGGCTGAGGTTCTGGGACCGGATGAGAGCGGCAAAGATGGGATTCAGTTAATTGTCGAGGCTCTTATAAAGAAGGCCGCTAAAGGCGACGTAAAGGCCGCTGAGCTGCTTTTGAATAGGGGATATGGCAAGGCACGCCAGTTTATAAGCATGAACCACGAAGGGGGAGTAAATATACTTTTCGAACAGGCAACCACACAACCACATGAAGGAGATCAGAGTAAAATATACGAAGGTCTTTCAGATGAACCGGGAAGCGTACGATCAGAGACGCTACCGGGTAATAGCTAACCAGGGATCGACGAGGTCCGGCAAGACCTATTCACTGGCTCAATTACTAGCTCTTTACATACCGCATAAGGAAAAAGTATCGATTTCAATCGTCAGTCCGTCTTTGCCTCACCTTAAACGGGGAGCCCGTCGGGATGTTCTGGAAATACTGGAGAAAGCCGGTCTCTACTCAGACGAAGCCTTCAATAAAACGGATAACATTTATAACTATCCAAATGGTAGTTACATCGAGTTTTTCGGGGCTGAGGATGCTGGAAAGGTAAGAGGACCGGGAAGGGATATTCTCTACATAAACGAAGCTAACCTACTAAGTCAATCGATTTACCAACAATTAGCTTTCAGGACCAGAAAGACGATATTCCTAGATTTTAACCCTGTAGACGAATCGAGCTGGGTGTATGACGTAGCCGACAAGGAAGGGAACTTGTTAATTCATTCGACTTACAAGGATAATCCGTTCCTACCGATTGAACAGGTGAACGAAATAGAATCGCTCCAATATGCCGATGCAAACCTTTGGAAGGTGTACGGACTAGGGGAGAGAGGGAAAAGCCTGGAAATAATATATACACATTGGAAGCTAGGCGAATTCCAGGAAGGTGAGATAGTGTACGGGCTGGATTTTGGATACTCAGTACCGACAGCTTTAGTAAAGGTTAGTTTCAAGGACAAAAAGACCTTTGTTGAGGAAGTAATCTATCAAACGAAACTAACTACTAACGATTTAATCGAACGGATGAAGGACCTGGGGATTAACGGCAGTGTAGAGATTTTTTGCGATAATGCCGAACCCAAAACGATTGAGGAGCTTACGAGAGCCGGATTTAACGCCAAACCTGCTTCTAAAGATGTTTATGCAGGAATCCAAAAGGTAAAGGCTCAGGAGCTCTATATAAGCCCCGGAAGCGTTAACCTGTTAAAAGAGATTCGGTCCTATCGTTGGAAGGTAGATAAAGATGGTAAGGTCCATCAAAATGAGGAGCCGGTGAAGATGTGGGACCACTTATGCGATGCGATGCGGTATGCAATTTACACGAAACTAAACAAGCCGAGATTTCAGATAATGGCTTGGTAAAATAAAGAAAGTGGGTAGAATTAAAGAAGCGTGGGAAGCGTTAACAAAAAAGGCAGTGCCGATGATGCCGGTAGGTCAGCCCTTTGCCTCTTATCAGGTAACAGGCGGGACCTTTGTCGGGATTACTGACAACCGGACTAACTACATTCGGGATGGCTATCAGGTTAACGATATTCTCTATTCTACAATAACATTAATTACTGATAAAGTAAAGTTACCCGAATGGTCAACTTATAAGGTGATCGATGAGGCTGCTTTTAAGTCTTATCAGGGATTGATGAGGCGCAAGGACATCTCTACAGAGGATTTCCAAAAGGCGATGGATTACAAGCGTAAGGCATTAGAGCCGATCTATGTGGACCGCTTGACTGAGCTTTTAAGATACCCTAACGACTACGAGACCTTTCAGGACTTAGTTGCTAACTCAACTGGATACAAACTTATAACTGGTGGCCGCTGTGTTTGGGCTCAGATGCTAGACATGGGAGCCAACCAGGGCAAACCATACCAACTACACAACCTGCCCTATCAAGAGGTAAACATTATTGCTTCTAGTAATATGTTCCCTATTGTTGAGGAGGGTTACATGATTCCGGTCCTTAGTAATGCCTTATTCCCTAAAAGTCAGGTTTTGCACGATAAGTACCAAAATTATGATTGGGATATCAACGGAGCCCATCTTTACGGAATGAGCCCAATGAAGGCAGCCCTTAGGCGTATAAGCCGTTCTAACTCAGCCATCAAGGCTAGTGCGGCAATGCTTGAAAATCAAGGTGTTAAGGGTGTTTTGTATGTTGACGATCCTAGGGTAATGAGTGGTGGCGTTGATGTTGCCGATACAAGAAAACAAGTAGAGGCTATTAAGAGTAAACTCGTAGGCAAGGGAGAATGGGTAGGATCAGAGAACTGGGGCCGCATTGGTGTCTCTGGTTACAAGATGGGATGGCAGTCAGTTGGACTGAATCCAGTAGAGCTATCCATTATAGACTCTGAAAAATGGGACCTAAAGCGATTTGCTTCGATTTATGGCGTTCCTTCTCAATTGGTGGGTGATAGCGAGACTTCGACTTATAATAACGTCAGTGAGGCTGAAAAGGCCCTTACGACACGCTGTGCGATGCCTGCCCTTGTTTCCTTTAGAAACCATTTTAATCGTAAGCTACAAACCGACTGGGGTTATAAAGGTCAGAATGTCTATATAGACTTTGACCATACGGTATTTACCGAACTCCAAGAAGATGTAGTAGAAAAGTCCAACTGGATTAAAACTCTAAAGGCATTGAGCCCTAACGAGCAAAGAATGCATTTAGGACTAGAAAGAATAGACAATCCCCTCTTTGATGAGCCTTGGATTACTCCGCAAGATGGTATGCCTCTTAGTGAGTACGAAGCTCCAAACATGGACCTCAGCGACGTAAACGAGGTCGAGGAAGAAAATGAGGAGATGAATGACGATTGATGAGATTGTCAGCACAACTTACCCGGTAACGAAAAGAGAAAGGTGTTGTGCATTATATAAAGCAAAAATGGATGCCAAGCGATTGGCTCTAAAAAATAGGTTGATGGATGACCGACAAAGAGAGAAAAGAGTATGCGGAGAACTTCTCGAGAACCAATCGGAAGTTTGCCAAAACGCATTTTCCTAAGGTCAAGACACAACTAGATAAGGTTGTTAGTTCTTTGATAGGTACAATAAAGAGAGATGGGGCAAGGCAAGCCCAAGTCAAGCTGCGTACTCAGCTTTGGAATGATGAGCTCTATAAACCTATAGAAGGAATCTATAAGCAAGTGGGGGTCTATCATGCCAATGAGATGTATAAACTCATTAGAAAAGACATAGGGCAAAAAAGTCGCAATGAGACCTGGACTAAATTCATCATTGATGAACTAGAAAGGACCTTGCTTCAATATGCCGTAGTCAAGACCTCAGAGACACTTAGAAACCATTTAATACTCGTTTTACAGAATGCTATCATAAAAGAGCAGTCAGTAGACGAGATTATAAAGATTTTGCAAGACTCTGGGTTTACAGCCATGCAAGCCGAAAGGATTGTTAGAACAGAGGTAGGTCGGGCAGCCAACACTGGTATAAAGGCAGCAGCCGAGTCTTTTGACTACGAAATGGTTAAAGAGTGGATTGCCTTTAGAGATTCTAGGACCAGAGGTTTTAACCCTAAGCAACCTAAAGACCACTTTCACATGGATGGTCAGGTGGTTGACTTTTATGACAACTTCGTCGATCCTAGAAGTAAAGAAAATATAGAATATCCTCTAGCTCCGAGTGGCTCGGCAGCGATGGTTATAAATTGCAGATGCTCTTATATTGTTGTACCTAAAAGAGATACTAGAGGAAGATTAATAAACAGGGGAGGTGCTTGATCGGCTACGGCCAGTACTGCGGAATCATGAAATAATAACCAGGGTCAACCCTCCCAAAATATTGAATATGAAAAGATACTTTGAACAAAAGACAGTAAGCAACTCGGTGCAGGATGTTAGCACTACCACTAGAAAGGTAAAGGTAGCTATCAGCCAAATGGGCAGCAAGGACTTTGACAATGATGTCATTGACCACAATGCCTACACTAAGACACTAACAGAAAGAGGTCCTAAAGGTGCTAACCTTATTTGGCACTTAACAGACCACAATCCGAGTTTAAAGTCAGCCATTGGCAAGTTCTCTGAGCTGTATGTAGAAAAGGACTATCTGGTAGGAATTACCGATGTGCCGAACACTACATGGGGCAACGATGTCCTAGAGTTCTACAAGTCTGGTCATATTAACCAACACTCAGTAGGCTTCCGCACTATCAAGCAAGAGAACCAGAAAAGTGTAGAGGGTGAGTACAACCTCATCAAAGAGATTCTGCTTTTTGAAGGTTCGGCTGTACTCTGGGGTGCTAATATTAACACACCTACAATTGAAGTAGGTAAGTCAACCGAGGAGGTTATTAGCCAGCATGAAAAACTGTCTAAAGAGCTTAGCCTGCTCTTAAAGTCATTGAAAGATGGCCGCTTCTCTGATGAGGCTTTCGAGTTTATCGAAATCAGAGTAGCACAAATAAACGAGGCAATTAAATCCCTTATATCTATTGAATCCACTCCTAAAGTAGAGCAACCCGCAGAAGCAGTTGTAGAAACCAAGGAGCCGGAGATTGACTTAAGTGGACTTAAGCATAATTTGAATAATCTATTAACTAAATTAAATTCCTAACAATGGATGAATTAAAAAGCATCGAGACTGCGGTAAAATCAGCTACCGAGTCAGTAGAAAAGATGAAGGCTGCCAATGAGGCTGCTATCGCTGATGTTAAAAACGAAGTAGCTGAAGTAAAGGCTGCTGTTGTTACTATGGATGAGGCTTCTAAGAAGAACCAAGCTGCTCTTGACCAACTGATCGCTGAGAAGTCAGCTAAGAAAGTTGACAACAAGAACAAGTCTTTCGGTGAGGCTTACAACGAGGCTATCGCTGAGGCTTTCGAGTCTAAGCAAGCTGAGATCAAGCATTTCCAAAAAGACAAGAATGCTAAACTCGTAATCGACCTTAAGACTGTTGGTACAATGACTACCACTGCTAGCTTGACTGGCGATGGTGTTGCTACTTACAATCAGCGTCAAGGTCTGGTTCCTGCTCAGAAAATCAACTTCCGCGACTTGGTTCCTACTGCTGTATCTCCAACCGGACTTTATGTAACCTATCGTGAGACTGGTACAGATGGTTCTATCGAGAAACAATCAGAGGGTAATCCTAAGAGCCAGATTGACTACGACCTGACTGAGGTTAAAGTAGTATCTGACTACATCGCTGGTTTTGCTCGTTTCTCAAAACAGATGATGTTCCAACTGCCTTTCTTACAGAACACTTTGCAGCGTATGTTGCTTCGTGATTTCTACAAGAAAGAGAACAGCACTTTCTTTGCTGCTGTTAGCCAAGGTGCTACTGGTTCTACTACTACCTCTGCAACTGTTGATGTAGAGCAACTGGTTGACTGGATTGCTAACCAACTGGCTGCTGACTTCGACGCTTCATTTGCTCTGGTATCTTACCAGCAGTGGGCTCGTTTGCTCAAAACTAAGCCTATGGACTACTCTGTACCTGGTGGTGTTGTTATCGACCCCGCTGGTAACGTGCGTATCGCTGGTGTACCTGTAATCGGTGCCTCTTGGGTTACTGATGACAAGTGTCTGATCATCGACTCTAACTATGTTGAGCGTGTTGAGACTGAAGGTCTGCGTGTTGAGTTCTCTTATGAGGATAGCGACAACTTCCAAAGAAACCTTGTAACTGCTCGTGTTGAGTGCTTTGAGGACATCAACCTCCTCCGCACAGATGCGATCATCTACGGTGATTTTGGAAATATCTAAAATAGGTGCTGTGGTTTGATGTGGTGGGGCCGGTTTCGGCTGGCCCCTTTTTTTAATAAATCTCTATGCTGTACAACTTACTTATCGACTGGGATGACCAAACCAATGAATCGGGCATCAATGAGCCTTTAACTGTCGAGGAGGTTAAAAACTACCTCAGACTAGAAGGGTTTATTGATCAGTCCGAAAGTATCTCATCTGACTTTAACGATGATGATGCTATTATAGAAACATTGATTCGGTCTGCTAGAGAGAGGATTGAGGAGTTTACTGGCCTGAGCTTAATCCCTAAAACATGGGAGATTGAGTTCACTAACTTGGCTGGTGGCTTTGAGATTCCCTTTGGTCCAGTTACTACCATCATTAACGTAAAAGATGATGAGGGGGATAGTATTAGTACAGATGACTTTGAGGTATCCTTAAATGGCAGAATCCTAAAATGGCCTAAATACGAGAATATGACCATGCTTTACGAGGCTGGTTATATTAGCTTACCTAAAGGCTTAAAGGATGCCATGTACAAAGAGGTTGCTTATAGGTATATCAATAGAGGGGATGAGAATGTCGATGGCATGAGCCGCGAGGCCATGAATCTGGCAAGTAGATATAAAACTACAAACTGGTTAGGATGATAGGTAACCTTAAGCCCATAAAGCTGTTGAAATATACCCAGACCATTGACTCTAATGGGGATGCTACTGAAACGGTAGCTACAACCTACAAGATGTGGGCTGAGGTAGAGGATGGCGGTGGGTCTAGGAGTCAAGGCGATGGTAGGACAGAGATGTCAGATACTAAGACCTTTAGGATTCCGTTTAGGGGCTACAATATCACACCTGATTATCGAATAGAGTACTTTGGACAGACCTACTCAATAGGTAGTGTCCGTAGGATTGATGAGAAACGATTTAACTGGGAGATAACTGGATTAGCAATATTTGAGCTTGATTAATGTTTTAGTCATAGGGTTAGCAGATCTTGAAAATGAAGTCAAAAGAGCTTCACAAAAGATTCAAGATGAAGTTGATGCTGAACTTGAAGCAGGTGCGATGAACTTTGTAACATTGGCTAAGAGAGATTTAGCTAGTCAAGGCGGAGATAGAGGTACACTATTAAGAAGCATAAGTTACAATAAAATTGATAAATTTGATTATGTTGTTTCTGCGCGTACGTTTTATGCTGCATTTATAGAATTTGGAACTAAAAGTAAATTTAATCCTTATCCTGGAACAGAAGAATATGCATCAAAATTTAAGGGCGAAAAACAAAGCGGTGCGATAAGATTAATTGATGCAATAAGAGGATGGGTAAAAAGAAAAGGAATTGCGAAAGACAAAGATGTGAATCAAGTAGCATTTTTAATTGCTAGATCAATATATAAAAATGGTATCAATCCAAAACCTTTCTTTTTTAAACAAATGCCAATTATACAAAATCAAATAACTAAAAATATTAGAACAGTACTAGATGGCATTTAAGACTGCATTATATGATCTAAAGACAGAATGGTACAAAACCCTTGAAGGGGTTATTAGTGTGCCAGTCTATAAGGATGCTGTGCCTCTTAATCAGAATGGCAACTATGTACTAATTAGGTCAGAGGGTAGTAGCCAAACAGACCTAAACAATTCGGCTTTTTTTCAATCTGCTGTTATTGTAGTTGATATATTAACAAAATTTGCTACTTTAGGAAACAGTAAGATTGCTTACGATATAGCCCAAGAGATTTACGATGAGATAATCCTCAGTCCTAATTCTTTTGGCATAACCATACCAGACCACCAGATTACACAGATAACGATTCAATCAGAGACCGAACTTTACGAAGATGATGGCTCTGAGAAACTATTTAGGCTTTTACTTAGATACGAGCATATTCTTAATCAAAATTAAATAAAAACAAATGGCAGATGCTACAACAATCTCCGGCAGTGTGATGTTTATCGAATACTCAGACACGCCGAGTAGTGCAAGAAAGTCGGCTGTGTGTCAGAGTGAGGGATCATTCGATGGCAGCCGCAACGTAGTTAGTGATGAGACTAACTGTGGAACTTTGAAAGTATTAGGACCTCAGAACAACCGTTTCACTTTGAATGCGGTAGTTGACACTGTACCTGATGCTGATGAGGCTTCGTTCAATGATTTCCAAACTCTGTATGCCAACAACACTAAAAAGTACTGGCATCTGACAGATTCAGCCGAGACTATCTATCATGGTGGTTATGGTTGGATTTCGGCTCTTGGTCAGCAGAATGTTAGCGGTCAGACTGCTAAGTTCACAATGACTATCGAGATCGAGGGAGACATTGATACTGAACCAGCAAGCTAAAACACATGAAACAAATCACACACACAATCGGAGGTAAGGATGTAACATTGGATGTCGGAAAGATGTGGTTCTCAAAGTTTTACGGAGAGGCTACATCTTCCGATCCTTTGTTGATGTCTGAGCTTCTAAGTAAGCCCGACAAGCAATTTGATTTTATCTGTGGCCTCGTTTATGGTGGCTTAAACTGCTATAACAAGGTCAATGGTATTAAGGAGTTTATCTCTATCGAGCAGGTCCAAGATTGGGTAGGTGCGATGGATGAGTCCGATGCCGCTACTTTAATCAATAAGTTTGTAGAGGCTAATAAACCTAAAGACCAGGGGGAAGACCCAGCCCAAGTGGCAAATCCTTAACTTGGGATGAGATGAGGTCGGAAGCCTTTGGCCAAATTGGTCTGCTTCCGGTGGAGTTTTATGGTTTGGAGGTGGATGAGTACCTACTTTTACGAAAGGGGTACATCGAAAAAGTAAAGAATGAGTCTCTCTTATTGAGGTTTCAAACAGCCTTAATATGCGAGGCTTTGATAGGTAAGGGTAATGGGGCGAGGTTTGTCATGGATAGCTGGCAGCTCGAATCTAAGGCCGAACTAGACCGGGATCAAGTACGGAATCTACTAAAGCTAAAGAGAGAGAAAGAAGCACTAAAAAGGATAAAGCAGAATGGCTGAATTAGAAATAAAGGTTGGTGCGAATGTAGCTGGGGCCATATCCGGTTTGAATCAAGTACAAGATGAGCTTAATCAAACTGGTCGAGCTGCTTCTCAACTTGGTAATGAAGTTGAAAAGGCTAGCGCAAAGATTCTAAAGCTACCTAGTACAGTCAATCAAGCTACCTTTACTCTAAATAACTTTACAAGAGTTGTCCAAGATGCTCCTTATGGTATAAGGGGTGTGGCAAACAACATAGACCCTCTAGTAGAATCATTTACTAGATTAAGAGCGCAAACAGGAAGTGCAGGCTTAGCTTTCAGAGCTATGTTAAGCACTTTAGCTGGACCTGCTGGTATATTATTAACAGTATCAACTGTTACATCTGCTTTAACATTTTTTGGAGACAAATTAGCCGATACTGGCAAAAAGGGTAAAGATGCATTTGCTGAATTAGCTCAGGGACTATCTACTGACCTCGTACAATTAACATCTATTATTGGCTTAGCACAGAACACTGCTGCCAGCACAAATGATAGAACAAAGGCACTAGAATTATTAAATAAAGAATACGCCAAATATTTACCTAATTTACAGGGTGAATTAATAACCTTAGGTAATATTAATGAGGCTTATGTCAAAATTGTTGATTCATTACTACGTCAAGCAGTAGTAAAAGGTTTACAAGAAGAAATAGCAAAGGCAGTACAAGAAACTGCCAAACAAATTGTTGCTTTATCAATTGCACAAGAAAAAGAAAGATTAGCATTAGAAAAGGGTGCTAAATCCGCTTTTGAAAAAATATCTTCTGATACAAAGTTAGCTCAGATAGCCAATGATAAAAACAAGGCAATCAAAGATGGAGTTATAGCTTTTAATCAGCAAACACAGGCAGAGAGGGCAGCTATTGGAACTACTAATGTATATGCAATACAAATAGATGCTCTTAAAAAGCAGCTTTTTGAAACATTAGCTCCTGCATTAAATCTAGCAAAAGCATTTGAAGATCTAGATAAAAAATTAAAGCCTGGTAAGCTAGAAATTGATTTTGGTCTAATTCCAGGTATAAGATTTCTAACAAAATTTTTAATTGCCGAAGCAGCAAAATTTCCCCTCGATGAAATATTAAATGAGGAATTTGAAAAACAACTAAAAAAATCATTTGCTAAGCCTAAGGAAGTTAAAATTCCTTTACGATTTAATTTTGTACAAAGTGTACAAGATTTTAAGGATTTACAAGCGCAAAATGAAAAAAACTTAGAAGCTACCTTACAAGCTATAAACCAGGCATTAGCTAATATACAAATTGGGGCATTAAGCTCAATAGGTGAAGCTATTGGAGCTGCATTAGCAGGTGGCGATATAGGAAATGCATTTGAAACGTTTGCAAATGTTTTAGCTTCTGGATTAGATGCTATTGGTAAGCAACTAGTTACTGTTGGAGGTTTAGCAAAATTAACGAAGGAGGCATTAGCTAGTTTATTTGCTAAGCCTGCATTGGCCATTGCTGCTGGTATAGGATTAATAGCAGCAGCATCAGCTTTAAGAGCTTCTATATCCGATGGAGTGCAATTTAGGGCATTAGGTGGTCCAGTAAAAAAGGATGATCCATATATTGTTGGGGAAAAGGGACCTGAGTTGTTTATACCTAATCAATCTGGTACTATTATTCCTAACAATCGTGTTCGGGAATTTACAAACAATGAGGTAGTTGAATCTGATGTTCCAAAAACTATCAATAAAATTACAAACAGTTCAATACCATTAACCGGTTTATTTAATAATAATGTAAGTCAGTCATTAATTGAACCTCAATTTTTAGAATTATTTAATTTAAGCAATATAACAGCTAGAGCATTAGGTGGCATAGTAAATCTAGGTCAACAATATCTAGTAGGTGAAAGAGGTCCAGAATTATTTGTACCTTCAGTGGATAGAACTAATTTATTTGATAATGATGTTAGTTCTTTTGGTCAAGGTTTGGCAACTATGATGGGAGGTCGTGGTGGCGGAGGTACAACACTTAGAGGACAAGATATTATTTTAGCATACGCTAGAACACAAAGGAGTCAACTCAGAGTAAATGGGTAAGATTTACAAAGGTAGTTTTGTTAATACGCAAGTTAACTATTCGGACAATAGCCCGAATGAGCAGACTATCTATGTAACTATTACAGATACAGCCCCAGCAGACCCTTTACCCTATGGTTTCCACTTTTATTCTGACCCAAGCATAGGGGATGGCGATCAACTAATGAATCTTAGTTGGATAGGTTTACCAATAGACACTACAAGTTTAATTATAGGCTATTCAATAGCCGGTGATAACTCATATACGGATATTACTATAAATGACCCATTGCCCACTTCCTTTTATCAATGGATTGTACCATTTGATGATTACGATATTAGAATACAAGTTGTTAGGAGTGCAGGGCCTACGGAAACATACTATATTGAGTTTGAGGGCATTGTAGCTCTAGAATTAGCAGATGCACCAATAGTTCTACAAACAGTTGATAATTCAGAGGATAAGTTTACACCTATAAAAAGTAAAAGTTGCAGAATAAGGGTATTTACTAATAAGTTAGTAAATGCTATGACTTTCTCTAATGGTGGAGACAATGAGTATTTAGTACAAGTAGCGGTCAATGCTGAAGATGCTGTAATTTATTCTGGATGGTTATCTATCTCAGATTTAGGGCAGACCTTTCAGCCTGATCCTAATGTTTTAGAATTAATAGCTAGTGATGGCATAGCCTTTTTAAGGGATTTAACTTTATCAGATAGCGAAGGCAGAAGTCTAACTGGACCTCATCAGCTCATTAAATATATTGCATGGTGTTTACAGAAAACTGGCTTACAATTAGAGATTTGGGTAGAGATGAATCTGTTAGAGGTCTCTGCAACTTATGATTTAGCTACTGACCACTTTTACAATATGCTTTACCTAAATGCTCAGACCTTTGAGACTAGCATAGGGGAGTTAGAGGATTGCTTTAGTGTTCTAGAAAAGTTGCTAAAAGAGTTCTGCGATATTAGCCAACAAAATAATGTTTGGTTTATTCGATCAACTGATGAGGCACATTATGCCATAAAAAAGGTTTGTAAGTTTACTTATGATGGAGATGTTATAGGCTATTATTATCCGTATCTTGTCAAAGATATTGGAGCCGACTATGACATGGCCTTCATGAATGATGATGCAAGGTTGAGCCTCCAAAGGCCTTATAAAGCGGTTAAACATACTTTTGATTACAACTATCCAACAGAGATAGTCCAAAATATAGATTTTGAAAGGGGTACAGCTACTACTGAGCCCGACCCTACACAGCCAACCTCTACTGGTGTTTATAGACCAGAAGGTTGGACATTGGCTAGGGCTGGGGATGGCACTGGTGGGGTTTGGTTAGATCTATACCAACAAGCAGGAGCAAAAGGGGAAATTGTAAAACAATTTTCTTATGGCTTTGAGACTAGTAAATATTTAGTAGTACAGCATAATGATGTGGCTGGAACTGATTTTATACACTATGTAAAGTCTAGCCCTTTTTATGTGCAGAAAGGAGATAGGTTAGAGATTTCAGTAGATGTAGGGCAAGATGTTAATTTGAACATTGTAAACCCAGTTCACGTTTGGTTAGAGGCTGATACCAATTATTATACTTGGCAGTACGATAATACCAACCCATCTGCAATAGTAAATCAGTGGGTTAGTAAACCAAAACCATTAACTGCTGCAATAGCTGACAATCCGTTTACGCAAATGTGGCGTACTACTTTAGATAGTTCTTTAGATCCTACTGATGAACTACCTAAATATACAACGGTAAATTCAACAATAGAGGTTCCAGCAGATGGTCGTATTTGGATTAGGTTAGCTGTCAACTTTAATATTTTTGCTCCTTTTTATTTTAATAATTTAAGGATTAATCTAACTCCAAGAGTAAATGGTTCTTATGCAGTCCTAAAAGGCCAACAGCATATATCTGAGCAGCAGGTTGATAACATGGCTGTCAGAGAAGAAACTGTTTTTATGTCAGATGCTCCTAGGATTGAAATGAAAGGGGCATTACTACTCACAGAGTTAGGAGATACTTTATACAATGGCAATGCGGTTTTTGCTGATGGCTATGGTGTAAATTTAGATGGCTTTTATACCCCTTACTTTAACATCAACGACTATGTAGATGTTAGCTTTACTAGCCTTAACAATGGCAAGTACAGAATTGTAGCGGTAGAGTATGCGTTGATACCTAATAAGACCATCTTAACCTTTGCCGAGCCTACACAAAGCGAAATAGTAGGGGCTGCACAGATAAAAGCCTATGACTATACTTTGTCTGGCAACTTCTACGACTCAATAGAATTTCAAGGTAACCCTCCCCAAGAGGACCAATTACCCTATGGTCAACATCAGAATCAGGCGGTCTGGAATCAATACAACAGGGTATTTACTGCTTTCGAGGCTACGGTTGATGGTTTAGATACAGAGAAAACATACGACAATATGCCTGACCTGCCAGATTTATGGCATGTATATAGGCAAAAAGATACACATCCAGCTACTACAAACAAGGTTTTTAAGCTATTGCACTACGAACAAGATACCGATAACTGCGAATGGGGTCTTTATATGATTGAGGTATATGATTCAACTATACCCAAGACTTATAATGGTCATTCGTTCAAATATATCCAAGAATGAACGATGGTAAAGTAGTAAGAGGGTCCAATATGATTGCCTCTATAAAGGTCAATGGCAATTTTTATCCGGTATTTTGTGCCAAGTCATGCTCTTTTGAGCTGACTAATGAGATTATAAATAGGACCTCTGTTAACGATGGCCTCTTTACAAAAAGGAGAATTAGAAGAACAGAATGGTCTGGCTCTGCCTCTGGGGTGTTGGTTACAGATAACAACGGAGATAGATATAGTCCTTTTTACTTAATGCAAGAATCGGTAAGGAGGTCAACTTTAGAGTGGCAGTTTGAGTTCACTAACCTTGATGGGGATATCAGAACGATTGAGGGTGAGGCTTTGATACAAAACTTACCTATCTCTGGGGATGTCCAATCTTTTGTCCAGTGTACGGTTAACATTATCGGTACTGGGGCATTTTTAATGGATGTGAGCCCATCTAGCCCATCGTTTGATGAGGATGTCGATTCGGACTACTGGTCAACGGTTGCAGGGCAAAACGCAATACAAGGCTTGTCATTTTATGGCAAGTCATTACAAGGCAAGACCATTCTAGCCATAGCTAGAGAGGGTACTGTCTATGATCCTATCACTACGGGAAGTCCATCAAATAGGACTGCGCTATTCAATAGTGCATTAGGAAGGATCACATTTGATTCAAATATACCTTTTAACCCAGGGGAAACCGTCTGGGCAATGTGGAAAGACTAATGACATTAAGAGAAACATATTACCCAATACCGGGAGATAGCAGCATTCTTGATGGGGCTATCGCCTATGTCAAAATGCTATTTGTAGCTCGTAGTGGTGTAGAGTTTGATGTGTTGACAAGCCCTAATGATATTATAATCAATACAAGGCAAGTCCATTACAATCCCTCTACTGGTGTGTTACAATTTGATGCTAATATACCTTTTGAAGAACAAGAATCAATAAACATAGTATATGATACGAATATTTAAGCTCGTTTTACTTTTAGTAGTTAGTCAGGTAGCTTTTGGGCAAGCCCCATCAAACTATACTAATATCAATGGTAGATACCGTTGGATAGCAGGAATCTTTGATTCTACGTTCCACATTCCTAAAGGTACGACCAATA